CCCCACTAACCGCGTTCCAGTCCGCGTTTACGTTTACTTCCGCGCCCGCTGCGATACCGTCGAGTTTGGTGCCGTCGGTAGTCATATTCCGACCGTTGACCGTCCCGGTAGTCGTGATATTGTCGACCGCGAGGGTGTTCGTCGTGGTGTCGTACGTGAATTCTGTTTCGTACGTCAACGCTCCGGCCGCATCCTGAAACCAAACGGACTTAAACCCGCCCGGAGGGGGGGACGCTCCCCCGCCTCCTACGTCGCTGGTCGTAATCGTTCGAGGGCCCCAAAGAGAACCGTCGTACGCGAGGACTTGACCAAACGAAGGGGGCGCTCCATTAAAGTCCGACAGGGAAGCCACGGAAGGGATATTCATACACCGAACGAAAATCGAACCCGTGGTAGAGTTTACCGTAAGCACGAAACCGATTGCTGTTCTTTTGTACGACCCCGTAGGCAGGGTAGTAGTGATACTTCCCGCCGTAGTTCCTCCGTAGAGAATTCCCCCAGCCGTCAAACCGGAGGTATTGATATTGCGAACGATTCCGTACGTACGTACGTACCCCGTCCCGCCGTTGCGGTTAATTCGTGCAGTAGCTATCCCTAAAACTTCGCTCCCGTCGTACAAAAAGGAGTTATACAGGGACACCGAATTACCTACCCCTCCGAAGTTGCGTCTAACTACCTGTCCGGCGTTAATGTCCGTCGTGGTCGAATTGTTGACTACGAGAATATCGGACGCTCCCGCTCCGCCGTTAATCCAGTTCGAAGTCGCAGAATCGTAAACGAGGGCCTCCCGGTCCTGCCTGTTCGTTATTACAACGTCGTCTAAATCGTTCAGCGTCTCCCGGTCTCCGGGGGTCCATGTACGGATGTAGATTCGTCCGGTATTTTGCTGGCTACGGGTAACGATAGCAATCGGAATTACTGGCGTGCTAGGAATGTCTGTAACGTCTCCCGGAGTAGTCGAAGGATATAGGACCGTCCCGATAGCATAAGAGTCCGTAGCAAGGCCTCGAAGTTCTCCGTACGTACGCACGTGTCCCGTACCTCCAATAGAGAGTTGAGCCGTAGAAAATCCCACGAGGAACATGGGACTATCTGTGGCGATGTCAAACAGCCCTACCGATACTTTGTCCCCGTGGCTGCCTATGGCCTTGAGTAGCTTTCCCTTTGCGATAACAGACCCTGAACCGTTAAATACTGCCATATCGAGAGCGCGAGGCGCTCCGTTAATCCACTCCGCAGAAACTTCGTCGTAAATCAACGCGTCGTGGTCGAGAGGGTCCGTTATCGTTACGTCGGTAAGGTCATCGAGCGAACCTCCGCCTCCTCCAGTCGTTAAACTAACTACCCCGTTTCCTTCGTCGGTTAGAGTCCCGTTTGCTACTTTGATAGTATTAACAGAAAGAACGTCTACCGTCCCGTCCTGCGTGAGCATCCGCAGAAGTCCCCTCCGTGCGTAGACGAACCCGCCCCCTTCAGGTTGTACCCCGTCTATAGGAGCGTCGCACGCGCTACGGTCGTACGGGAGTTGGATACCCAGTTCCAGAAGTACCCCCGCGAGGACGTTAGACCCCGCTTCTTGCAGAGGGGTGACAGTGGCGTTTACCACTTCGTAATCCTCCGAGAAGATGAAGATATTACCCCCGTTCGCGATGTCTGCGAGGATGTCCTCCGCGCATTGTTCCGCGTCGCTTACTATCTCCTTTTGCCGCTCTGTCTTGGATTCGTAGTGGCTGGGCAGGTCGAAGATATATACCTCGAAGTCCAGCGTTTTCGTGGTGTCCTCGTACGTCGCCCCGGTATAGACTACGTGCATGAGCGGGTACGAATCGAACTTCTGTAGGTCCACATCTTCCGGCGACCCAAAGGAAAAGGACCGGATAAAGAAGTGGTTATCTGCGAAGTCTTCGAACCGCTTTATAATGGTGTTTAGAGTAATCATTACGGGGTGTTTTGGGCCTGAAAGAGTGTTACCGTCTTTGCTTTAACTCGTGCGCAAGGTCTTTTAAGAACGCTAGGTGTTGGAGGGTGACGTTAATTGGCTTTTGCGTGACCTCTTCCATACGGAGGAAATCCTCTCCCGCCAGTTGGTAGAGCGCCGGGTACCACTTCCATTTGTCTGCAAGTGCCGAACCGCTTCCTCCGCCTCCAGTAAAGACGCTTGCAAAGTCTGAAGCCGTACGATTCTTGTATTCCAAAAAAAAAGCAGGGCACCCGAAAAGAGGTCGGCCGGCATCTTCTTAAACGGCTCCGCGTCTTCTTTGGCCGTGTATGCCTTCAGCTTGTATTCTTTGCCTACGTGATACTTCAGGGGCCGATAGAGTACCGACATGATACGGTGAGCGTTTGCCCAGAAGTCCTCCTGATAGCTTTCGCAGTCAATCCATTCCCCCGTCGTGAACTCTTCCCAGTCTTTGATAAATCCGTACTTCTTCCCTTCGATGGTGAGGATAGGTTCGTGGCGTGCTACTTCGGGGATGTTGTTTACCCGGTGGAGGATTTCGTAGATGTCGCCCATCGGAATGGTGCGGGCTTCCTGTTCCGAAATATCACAAACGGCGCAAACCTTTTGCAGGTCTGTCGACTTCGTGCAGAGGACCTGTAATTGACCGAGTGTAAGCTGGCTCCAGTTGGTAGGGTAACGCATCGAGGAAATAACGGGAAGAAGTGATTTCCTCAAAGTTAGGGCATAAAAAAAGGCCCCGGAGGGCCTTCGCTTCGTTTAGGCGATTGTGTACCGGTTTCCGTCTACCTCTGTCCTTCCGCTGAAGTTCTCGATGTACCCGGTTTCGGTGAGAACTTCGACCCATGTACCGAACTGGTCCGAGAATTGACCGATAACGGTCAAACGGTAGTCCACGTTGCAAGAATCGTTGTAAAGGACTGTCGTGCCGAAGGGGAGGTTTGAAAAGGTCATGTTTTCCGTTTGTTTGATGAAGCAAAGATAGGACACCACTTCTAACCTTCCAAACTTTTCCCCAACTTTTTTTCATCCTATCCGGTACCTCCCGTAGTTCGGGTTACTCTGGTTGAACATAGCCGCATACCTCGCCGCGTCGATAGCGTGGTTAAACGCGTCTACAGGTTCGTTAAGGTTCTTCCCGTTCTTGTCCTCCTTCCACTTGTAGTTCCGTAGTTCTTTAATCAGGTTTAAGGACCTGGAGGTAACCGCCAAAGGCTTCGAGTGGAAGAACTGAATTCCCGCACGTACGGAGTCGGGACCCTTCCGCGCCGGGTGTACGTTCATCCCGTACCCGTGTAGTTCGTCGATAGACTTTGGTTCGGCGCTGTCTGCGATTACCGTACTCTTCCCTACCTCCGATTCGAGCAGTTGGAATATTTGCCTATTCGAAAGGCCGTTCTGGTATAGTACTTCATCGAGCAGGAACGCCTCCCCATCCGAGTAGACAGCCACGCACGCCGTCGGGTCGTTCGTGTATCCGAAGTCGAGGCCGTAGGCTACTAGCTTAAAGCGTGGGTCTATGGTTTCGGTTTGGCTCCAGTGGGTGAGGATTGTACTTCGGGATTGTCCCCGCTCTCCGAGTCCGTAGATTCTCCAGTAGTTCGGGTCGGCCACTTGTAACCGTTCAATCTCGGCAACAAGGGACGGTTCAAGGAAGGGGTTATCTCGGAACGTCGACTGAAAGAACGTGGCATCTTCTCGAGGTATTACGTGGTCGTATATCCAGTGGAATTCGTCGGACGGGTTGTAGTCCAAAAGTACCTTACCCGTGGTTCGGATAAGCAACTGCCTGAAGTCTTCGAGGTTTAGTTCGTTCGCCTCGTTTATGAAAAGTACGTCCCGTTTGCGTCCGCGTATCTTCTGGGGCTGGTCGATACTGATAAATTCTATCAGGTTTCCCTCGAGGATATATGTCGCGTCGCTCTTGTTGTGGTTTACCTCTGTGTAGATTCCTTCGCGCTTGAGTACCTCGAAGAAGTCCCGCATAACGGAAGCACGGAGTGCCGGGAAGGTCTTTCGACAAATGGTAATTACCGCCCCGCCGTTTGAGTTCCTGTAACAGAACTCGACCAGCGAAAGGAGGATAGAATACGTTTTGCCCGAACGGGTACCGCCTTGGTGTACCTGTATCCGGGTCTTACAGTTGCGTACGTCGTAGTACGTCTTCGCGAGTTTCAAAGGCCCTCCCCGTTAAGCCATGAAAGGGGCGAGCGTTCCGTTACTTCTATTTCTTGCCGCTCGATATATCCGCGCTTCTTTCCTTTAGTCTTCAGGTAGAAGATAGTCGCGGCGGGGTTCCCCTCTTTTACGAGTTTGTATAGGTGGGATTCTGCGAAGTCGATAACGCTCTCTTGGATGGATTCTACCGCCGCTTTGTAGGCGGGGTCTTCTTTAAGCCATTCGTAATGCTGGGTCCGTCCTACGTTCGCTTTCTTGGATGCAGTCGATACGATACCGAGAGACAATTCCAAAGCCTCCAGCATGGCCTTTTTCCGATGTTCGGTTTGTTCTCTCATGCTTTGGTAACGAGTTCAGCCTTCTTTCCTGTGAAGTTCTCCCACGCTTGAATTACTACCGCTATTTGAGTGGTGTTTTCGGGTAGTGCGTGTTCCTTTACTTGGAGGGTGTGGTCTCCTAACTTCCACTTCTGGTCCTCCGTGTCCTTTTCGCGAACCTCGGTCTCTTCTTCAGGGGTCCACACATCCAGTCCCCAGTCCTCGAGTTGGTTTGCGTCCCACTCATTCGCGAGGATATCCCAGTCCCATTCTCCGTACCCTACGTTATCCTTGATTATAAATTCTTCTTGCTGGGAATCCAGCCACGAAACCACGTGAACGGGAACCTCCCGCAGTCCGGCTTCTTTGCAGGCCCGTAGACGCATATTTCCGCCCAATACAACGCCTTCCGGAGTGCAGACGATAGGGCGTACCTCTAAC